GATGCTTTGGATGAGGAGTGCTCATATCTTAGCGTGGATGATTTCTCTGATGATGCTGAGGCGTGGGCTTCCTGCTATGGGGGAGATGATAGTTTCTGACCTGCCATAGTGGCAGTCTTAGGCCAGCCGATATTATTTTGCAACATCCTATATATTTGTGTGGATTTAGTTGATTTATCCATATGCGCTACTGTATAATCTACATCATGCCTCTCCCTCCCGACCTCTCGAAACCCGCCTTCTCCATATACCCCATCGCCGCTGACCGCGTGATGTGTGGATTGTGTGTAACCTGTGCCAGCCCCAAGATCACAAATAACGATTTCAGGGACGCACTCGGTCGCGCGGAATACTCGATCTCTGGAATGTGCCAGAAATGCCAGGATGATGTATACGCTGTCGGTGGGGATGAGGAAATGGACTGGAACTCGGCGGACGAATTGTTCGAATAATCTGCCAATTTGGCATAGTCGGGCCATCCCGAATCGTTTAGCAACATCCTAAGTATTTACTTGACGCTGACCCCTACGCTACGCTATAATATGCCCATGGATAACGCCTCTCCCAAACTCTCCAATACTTCCAAAATGCCTGGAAAATCTTGGTCGCTTCCCGCTTGGGAAACCTGTCCAGGTGCGAGAAAGGGTAACGGTGAGCCTGTGGATGCTTGCTCCCGGTGTTATGCCCTAACGGGAGCGTATAACTTTCCTAATACAATCGCCAGCCGCGAGCATAATCTAGTAGACTGGAAATCCCCCGGCTGGGTGAATGCTATGGTCAAGGCTATTGGCAAATCTAAGTATTTTCGCTGGTTTGATTCTGGGGATGTTTACTCGGCTACGCTTGCCGTCAAAATAAAATCCGTTATAAAGTCTACGCCTAATTGCCAACATTGGCTTCCGAGTAGGTCATACAAACTCCCGCATATCCGTAAGGCGTTGGATATGATAGCGTTGCTTCCTAACGTGGCAGTGCGCTATTCTAGTGATAGCCTGGATGGTGAACGCCTGGATTTTGGACTAAATAGCACAATCATACAATCCAAGGATGATTTTGTTGCCGAGAAAGGTTATGCGTTATGCCGAGCGGGTGAGCGCGGCGGAAAGTGTGGAACCTGTCGGGCGTGTTGGTCTACGGCTGTGGAAACCGTAGCGTATGTCGCGCATGGAAATAAAGTAAGCCCCAAGAAATTCGAGAAACTGCTGATAGGGGTCTAAGGCTTGCTCTATTCGCCGATTGGGGGTGGCCAGAAGCTGCCATAATGGCATGAAAATATTTTCCATTTTAGGGGAAAGTTTTTCTGTGGGCTGCCGATAGTAATAGTATGAAGATGACCCGCCAACACTTCCAAGCACTTGCTGACTCATGCGCTACGATTATAAAAAACATTGTCCAAGATTGCGCACCCACCCCAGAATCATTCGAATGGCAAAAATCCGAAATCACTAGCGAGTTCCTGCGCTTGTGCCACGCGTCAAACCCAAATTTCGATGAATCCCGCTTCGTGTCTTGGGTTGAGAAAAAAATCCAAGAAAATGCTTGACGAAACCCTTCCGATCCTGTAAAATACTCTGATGAAATACCTCATAAACTACCTCTCCATTCTGGCGGGTAGGCGTTTCGCCTCCGCTTACTCCAAAGAATCTTCTCTACAAGGATTCTGGCTGGATACTTACTGCTTCTTGCGGCGTAGGCTTCCCTATGTCCCCACCTTCTTCACTTGTAACCACTACGGCAACCAGCCCAAATTGGGATACAAGCCCTGGAGAGCCACGCAGGGGTTCTAATCCCTGCCAATTTGGCATAGATGGGCCGGATTTCCCATTTTATGCTTGACGAAACCCTTTCGCTCCTGTAAAATATGTCTATGAAGATGACTCGCCAACACTTCCAAGCACTCGCAGACATGACCGCAGAAATCATCATTGAAATCAACGCTACGGCAAGCCAAACCGATAAAATCATGAAAGAGGTCATGCGAGTTTGTAAAAGTTCAAACTCCAATTTCAATGAAGATATTTTTGATAACTGGGTTCAAAATATCTTGATTCGGAATTCCTAAAATGTGGACAATGCGATCCATGTATAAACGTTTGGAGAATACGGGCATGATATCCCTAGGGATATTAACATGCCTTGGGGTATGTAAATTATTCTATATTATGCTGTCATAATGGCATGGTCGGGCCAACTTTTGCAAAAAATGCAACAGTTCAAATGGAGAGCGACCGCAGCACAATTTCTTATTTTTTTACTTGCTTTTCCTTTGCGCGACTGTATAATATACACTCAAGGCTAGCCGTCCCCGCCTACAGTGTAAGAGGGGTGGGAGGAGATTTTTCCGATGGGTTTTCACCTCACAAACAGAAAACCCATTTTTCTCTTGACTCTGACTCTAAACTCTGGTAAAATACTAGCATGAAAATTAGCACCCGTTCTGTCTCGATCAACAAAATTAGCACCCACAAATACGCTGTGAACTACTCGCAGAGTGGATTCACCTACACTTTGACTTTCTCGTCCCTCAACCGCGCTCGCTCCTGGGTGCGCCGGAACACCCGCCAGGTCGGAAAATATATGAGTGCTTGAGGTTTTTATTCGAAGGTCTCGGGGAGCCTTGAGCCGTGTCGATAAGACGCGTGCTCTAAAATCCCCACCTTACCGTCCCAAACTACGACGGTAGTAAGGTTTCATGGGGTTTTGAAAGCCAAGGTAATACCTGAAAAACCCCATATCCCCTTTGACTTTTTCATTGCGGGCCCAAGTCTGCCATAATGGCAGCATAAAAAGTTTTTTAGAAAATACCCCATTTTTCTTGTTTTATGCTTGTAATGCCTATATGCGCGAGGGTATAATGTATTCTCACACTCAGGGGGAAGGGAGATCGTCACCCATTCAGCGAGAACTAGTTGGACTGATGAACGGTCAACCGCAAAGGCTTTGTGAGAGCCATTCCCTTTTCCCTGTTTTTCTTTTGACTTTTTCACCCCGCTACTGTAAAATACCTACATGGGACATCACAGAACACCAGATCAACTCCTTGCCGAAGCCTTGCTAAAGGTGGCTAACCTGCGCCGAAAGGTTGCTGAAACCAACTTGAAAAACCATCCTCGGATGGCTTCCTTGCTCACCCGTGAGAAGGAGATCAAGGCAGAACTTGTAAAAGCCGCCAAATGGCTTGACCCTGAAAAGGGACTCGAAATGCGTATTGCGAAACTCACCACGCAAATCGAGGTAGCCAAGCACAATCTCGAAAACGCCGCAGAAATCAAGTCCGAACTGACCGACCAACTGGAAAATGTCCAGAAGGAAAAGACCGTTCTTGCCGGGCAACTTTCTACGGATGAACTTGAGGGCTAGAGGCTACTACGCTAAAAGGGATAGGCTTCTTGAAAGCCTGTCCCTAGGCTCTAGGTTCTGTCCTGAGTGTAGAACCGTAAGTCTGTCGCTTGCCGAAAGAAAACCCGTCACAATCACTTGTGAGCATTGTGAGGGGGAATGGGCGATCAAGTCTGACGGCTGGACGCTGGATAGAATAGACTACTCAAACATCAAACCGCTCTATTTGGAGGAATAACATGCCATATTGACAGGTTTGGGCCGCCAAGCGTCCCTAAGTCCTTTATATAAAACAAGATACAAAAAAATAAAATAGCATGAAAATAACAAAAATATAACCTAAGTTACTACTAGACAAGGGGTTAAAACCATGCTATAATGGTAGTATATAATATAGGAGGCGAAAATACTTTGTGGATTACATGGGATAAAATACTATTTCCTATTCTGAAGTCTGTTACTGCTATATTACTGTTCTTTACTGTGTTAATTGTATTAGGGATCGGTTTTCTAATTTTGACTTTTTCAGACATATGGTCTGGCAGCCAAAAAAAATAAATAAGTCCGGCAACTACCGAGGAATCCCCGGCAGTTCAGGGAATTTTATGGTATTATGGGTTTAAGAGAAAAATTATATATGCTGTTTTGACTTTTTCGGGGGTAACACTACATCTTGTGGTGTGTTTCTATAAAACCCCGTAAATAATTACCTACATATACTACATCTTGTGCCTGCTCTAACTTTGTTGTTAGGGTGGGCTATTTTTTTTTATACCTTGCTTTGACTTTTTTACTATGAAAGAAAAAAAAATAAAAGCAAAATTCGCATCTTGCGTGGGGGAATTCCCTTTCTTTTTTCCTTTTTTTCATGTTATTTTTTCTTTTTTTCTACAAAAAGAAAGTATAGAGAAAAAAAGAAAAATAAGAGATGTGTAAGACTTATGGTGATTTACTACAAATCCTTATGGTAAACCATAACATAAAATAAAAAACACACGACCCTACCTAAAGAATCGTGTGCCAAAACTACCCTAAAGCGGGTCAGTTTTTAAGGATGTTTTATACCATCAGGCTAAACAAAAGCAAAGCAAAACCGAACATAAACAGAACTTCGGATGATGTAAACGGGCTGTTGGTTTCAAACAACTTAACCACTTTATTTAAGAATTTAATCATAACAATTATCGTTAAAGAGGATGGTTCACTCGTTTAGTTAATATCAGAGTCATACCATTATTACAATCAGCGTCGTAACGAATACAACTAATAGTAATGATAAACCCATTACTTTAGAGTTTTTGTATTTTTGTTTATCTTGCTGGGTGTATAGGCTATTATAGTAATGTCGTTGCTGTTCTCTAAGTTTTTCGGCGATACTATTTTTTTTCATCTTCTTCTTGTATTCGTTCATTTAACCATGTTTGGGAAATTATCTCTTTTGATCCATCACAGAGGAAGCATGGGTATCTTCTAAAACCTTTTAGTTTTTCTTCTTGAATACCGTTCCCTTTACATATAGGACACTCAATCATTTTTGGTGTAGTCATTCTTCTTCCTTCCAGGATCTCCAGACTACAATTGAGGATTTTAACTCTAGCACGAAAGCGGAGGCTTTCTTATGCCAACGAGACGATACCATATTCCTTGCTTTGTTAATGGCAGTTCCTTTCCGACTATAGGGCAAACCATAACAAGAACTTACAGGAACCCATCCAGTTGAAGATCCAAACCATTTACTATCAGATGTAAAAAAAATCTGGAATCCAGAATCCATACACCAGGAAGGAGGTCTTTCTGTTCCTTTGGTTGCTTTAACCATTTCACTCTCCGCTATTCTCTCCTTCTTCCAAGGGGGTTCCTAGTGGGGGGAAATGCCACACCACGCTAACTTCATGCTCAAAACACCAATAAGTTTTACCTGTTTCTGGTGTTACAAAACAATCGACATGGTTAGACACCGTTGTTTCTTCTTCCTTATTGAGTAGAGTCCATAGCGTTGCGTTTTGTGGGCAAACAGGACAGTTTCTATTTTTATGACTGCTACAACTAAGCAATACGAAAAATAGAAAAATTATAAATAGTATTTCTAAATGTTTCATTTCTTTCTCCTTATGAGTCACTTATAAAAGTTTTAGTTTTGGGGTAATTTTTTTCTATAATCTGCGTCAGCAGGGAAAACATTTCTTACACCACAAGGCCACCCACCGTCCCCTTTCCATCGTGGGATGATATGCCAATGTGCGTGTTTAATAGTTTGTCCTGCGTGTTCTCCGTCATTTACTCCAATGTTAAAGTCAATCCAACCTTCTTGCCCCTCATAAAGCATAGTAATAATGTCTCGCGCCTTCTTTATTGCCTTCCGTAAATCTACCCATTCAGCAAAATTATAATCAGAAATAGTAGAGATGTGCCGCTTGGGGATAACCAAAGTATGATACCCCGTAACAGGGTATTTATCAAAAATGATAATGTGGTCATCTGTCTGGGCTTCCGTATTTCCCACAAACTCACAGAACTCACAAGGAATACGAGATTGTTTCATGGGATGATAGTCCAATAAGTAACACAGTATTGGCAACCAGTCGGATTTATTTTTTTAGAGAAATGCCGACGGTGTTTATCCCAACCGCTAAGTGGGGGTGGATTTAGGTTACCAGAAAGATGTCTCCGATACCTGCGCTGATGTTCTAGATTGTTTTTATCCACAACAAAAGCAGTAACCCCAGTCCCCTCTAGTTGTTGGTTAATAAAATCTATGTCTCCTTCGTCCCACCAAATTTGGGAAACAAATTCACTTGGCAAAAAGTTCTTTGTTCGTTCCTCAACCTCCTGATGTTGCCCACCCCCCATCGAAACAGTTTTCCCGACACCGCAACTCGTCACAAGCATGAGAGTGGTAGTGAGGATCGCTACCAAAGCGAACATCACCACACATTCCTTTCTCCTCTTGCTTTTAATTTTACTCATAATATCCCTCATTTCTCCCTTAGTTAAGTGTTTCCTCATCTTATCACGCCGCATCTTGTCCATCATCGTTTACATCCTTTTCTGATAATCTCCTGAATTTGAAATCTCTTCTTATCCCTGCCCCTCCAAGTCCGTGTTTTGAGTCGGAAAGTGATATTTGGATGCGTAAGAGTAAGAGAGTCCAGAGCGGATTTAGCCTGATGCTGGAGCCTGAAAGATCCGTGTGATTTGTATTTTGTGTAGGTCATGTTATTTCCCAATAAAAGATTCATCTGCTTGCTTAACAATTTCTTCTAATTTTTCTAAAATGTGTGTGTAGTGGTCAATTTTTTGTTGGCTAGGAAGGTATGGATCGTCAATAACTTCGCGGCATTGGGCATCACTTAAAAAGTCTCTTATATCCTCAGCCACCTGACGAATACAATAAATTTGCTCTGTGTCCAAGTTCAGGTGGAATGTAAACGGAGCGTATCCATTATTTTCATCCAATCCTTCCCCCGTTAGTGGGTGTCCCATATTATAGTCCGTCACTGTAATCCCTCAAATGAAAACGCAATTTCTCAAGCCTGTTCTTTAGTTCCCTCTTTTCAATTCCCAGTTGCCTAGAAGCCTTGGAAATGTTTACATCGCCGTTAGGCTTAATCAAAGAGTAATCCCCTAAAATTAGTTCTACAATTTGCTTATGTTCCTCCTCAAGCGAGACATCGAAACTCAAAGAGGAAACATCCGCTCCCTCATACATACTTTCATCTCCGAGTAAGTTCTCATCTAAGGACAGATGAGAGGTTATATTCCTTTTCTTGGTAATCCTGCTCCCAACATTATTTTTCTTATTCCACAGCGTAGATTTGATATACTTATCAAACTCGTCGCTTCCAAAAAAATCACGAAAAGGACTGCCAACCTTTCTCTTATATGTTTCGCAAGCATCCATAGCCGCGATATACAAATTCTGGACAGAATCCTCAAAAGAATTGGCTATTGAATCACCTCCGATCCTGTATGCTATGGCATATATCAAATTACCATACTTGGTTTTTATCTCCTCAATTTGTTCTGAGGTAATGCTGTATTTATCAACCATTTCCAAGAACTCTCTCTCTAACACGCATGAATTCACACATGGCTACATCGGGGGGGATATTCATAGTGGTTTTGTAAAAATCACCGAACCGACTGAGGTTGGCTAATGTATCCGTATCCAGTTTCCCGTGATACAGAGACTTCATTCTACTCCTAAAGGAGTTCCTCTCAAAAGAAGTAGAGAGGGCGGGGAAGCATGATTCGTCCCACTTGGGTTTCCCGTAATAGTATTCGTGATGGGTTCGGGATTTGGCATCCTCGTAATCTTTCCCTGAAAATCTCAATTCTATTATGTCGCACGGTGATTCGTGAATATACTCTATGAGATCCAAAGCCATCCAAAGAATGGGATTTAGATTTTCCGAAACCGACGAGTTGCTACGCGCGTCGCTATTTTTTGGGCTGGCGTTTATATCTTCCACATATTTTTTATAAGAAACCAAGTATCTATACACATAATCTAATAGAAAACCCTTCGAGACAAGAGTAAGTTCTTTTGATGCTGGCGTGTCTCCTTTGTTGATTCTTTCTCTGACCACAGCGGATTGGTCATTACTGAATGCGACCACATGACGCGATTGGTTAGAAGTTCTACGGTCAAAAAGAATATGTATATGTTTATCAAACAAATCATTTTTCTGATCTTTGAAGGTGTATAACCTTAGCCATGTGGACAGTAACACAATCCGTGGAAGAACTCCGCTTGCGGGTAACTTCGCGCATACGGAAACTTGTGAATTTCTCTTAAATTTATTCATAACTAGATTGAACCAAAGACATTAAAGTTGTGAAGAGTTTTTCCTCAAACCCTTCGTCAGTAAAAATTACATTCTCCCCATACACCTGCTCGTAATCTGATCTGTTTCTGTCCTTACCAATAACCAAAGTAGTGTTGGGGATACCTCTCAAATACTTTGTTCTCAACTCCTTGGTGTTCACCCCGCGAAATTGAAAATTATTACTCCCAACGGCACAATAGGTTTCTCCATCCGTCAAGTTGAGGACAACAATGTTTTTGGTAACCACATTCTTTTTCATCCATTTCATAAGACCGGGAAGAACGGCATATTCAGCAGTTGCGCTTCCCATAGCATGCCCACCTCCGTCCGTAACTGGGGAATAGGTATCTACGCCCAAAACCCTATCGAGAGGAGCCGTGGCTCCCCCAAGACAAGTTGATCCCAAACCTTTAGCGTTGCTCATAACTCTTGTGAGAGTAACGAATTGCCCCTCTATAAAAGAATTCTTAGACTCTACACAGGGGGCAGATTTTACAAAAACCTCAATTTTTATTTTATCCTTTACAACATTATGAACCGCCTTACCAAAAGCAGAACACACAGCATTAGCAACATTCAGACGGCTTAGACGGAAGGAGTCAAATTCCTTCACGCCACAATCCATACTCCCAGAACCGTCAATCAACATAACAAAAGTGGTATCCGAGGATGGAATATGCTCATGAGACTTGAAAATGTTATCATTGAACGCATAGCGATAAGCCCTTCTGGGGTCTAGCCTACCCTTATTCGTATGTTGAACTCGCGGAATCTTGGACTCCAAAAGCAAACCAATCTTTCTGGCAAACTTACGATACAAGTTATCTCGATAGGAAACCATCCATGTGGGAGGCTTCCTATCTGGGTAGATATTTTCTTCCTTAAAAATAAATTCTTCTGTTTTATTTCTCATTGCCGTGGGTCAATTACATTTTTTCTGGAGAACCAGAGAGGGCTTAGAATTACGAATATCTACGGATACCTCATACCAAGTGTCGTCTACGAGAATTTTGCCGTTTTTTATATTAGACAGATCAGAATTATCTTCACAAAATTTTAAACATTTATCGTTAGAATCAAATCCAAAAGTATAGTCCCTGGGCATCGTCTCGTCTTGGCGAACCGATCGCCGTTGGGCATCAGAATATATTTGCTTGAAAATATCGTCCTTCCCTTCACAACGCGCAATATCTATTGCGTTGTGTGCGTTGAAATCTCTTCCAAACTCAAAACCTCTGCTCAAGAGATATGAAATACAACCGTCTATGTTATTCATAGTGAATTCATCTAATCCCACGGTGGGAGTCGAAACTAGAGTATACTTTTCTCTCGCATCCAAAACTTTTTTTCTAACCATCCCAGGACTCGTATATTTTTTACTGTGAGCATAAACCAAATCGTCGCCTCTACTGATATTTCTCTCAAAATACTTGTGAGCGTTGCTCCATTCTCCGAACAATTCCTTTACATCGTCAATAACCCGTGTAGCGACAACCTGTCTTTCGCGAATATCATCCTGCGTTATCGAATTATAGACATCATACTCATCAGAATAGGTATCCAAATCCTCGTCCGTTATAGCGGCAAGAGACTCATCTGGGAATAACTTAAAATCTTTGAGCATATGCTCAATCTTCTGAAACTTAAATGTAGCCATATTTTTATTTTAATGCGTCGTAAACGACGACTGAGTAATCTACTTCGGGAGATCCTTCTCCCCAATTATCGGAGAGTTTTTCCTTAGTCTCATAGACTTGAATTTTATGAAAAGAATGAATTGCCGCCATCATTGGTGAGCCGATAATTCTTGGTTTAGAATGTTGTTCTTGTGCCATCCTAAATTCTGCCCCTCCGTCCTTCTTTTGGGAGGGATCGCGTAAAGCACTTTCGGCAAATCTAATTTCTCCCACATCCGACTGCGCTCTTTCAATTATGTTTGAGTCGCCTCCGGCAATATCCGAAAGGGTAGCATTACCGCTCTCCGACATCCCGCCTAAATACATATCTCCCGCAGTAGAACCAAATGAAAATCGTGGAATTTCAACAACATTCCCCCACAGATTTTCAACATGATCCTTGATAGCGTCCTTGAAAGTTTCAAGGACTATCGGAGTATATTGGGAGGGAGTTGAATTAACAATCTTCCCCTTATCACCATACACTTTGTAAATCCAAGGATCGTGAATAAAATCCTTGTGGTGGAATAATAGACGATAACATATATTCATCAAAGTATTATCGTTGAACTCTCCTTCTTCATACCGTTTATTCCATTCAGAAAACACACGAACATCACCAGCGTTAATATACTTCTTTAGATTATAGGCGCATAGCGTGTCGATTCTAATATCCTCCACAGCGTTCAACAAAAAAGCGATGTCTGCCAATGCTTTTCGGAGAAAATTGCCATACTTCAACTCCTCCGAATCCTCGGAGTATAAATTATCAAAAGACATAGCGGGATCGCACATAACGAGTTCCCTCAAACAAATGTAGTCGGATTCCGAATCATCGGGATCTTCCAAAACAAAGAGAGAGTCCAAAACCTTTTCGAGCATGAGATAACAGGTAGCCCAGGTTTGCCTTTCGCTGTCGGACATTTTAATGTGATTCAATTCGTGAATCATGTGTCCAATCGTTTCATCAACATACCCTTTCTCCAAATGCCCCGTAGAGATATAAACTTTCTTGTTGTCCACAGAACACCTAGCACCATTATCATCATTCGGATAGTCGATCTTCACATTTTCCCCAGGAACAATAATATCCTTGTAGTGGCGCAAAATAGTTTGTATATCATACATCACTTTCGGACTCAAAGAGTAGATGGTTCGCCCATTCAGCCAACTCTCCATCATTTCTGCTTTGATCTCAACCCCTTCATCGGGAGGGGAGAATTCTTCAATTTTCATTGTAAATTCCCAAAGAATCGGCATACTCTCGGAGGATGTTAGAATCGCTTGCGATGTTTGTGCTGTCCTGCTCAAACATAGAAAGAATACTATGATCCACCACATCTTTCATCTTAAATTTGGTAAGGAGGCACAAGGATTCCAAAATCGCTCTCGTAGAGATCCTCATAGCGATTTTACCTTCTGAGAACAAACGATGGGAATAATCATAAATTTTCAACAACGGCTTCGCCGCCCGTGAAACTTCTCCTCCTTCCGTATGCGTGATGTATTTGCCTAATTCTTTTCCGCTGAGATACTCAAGATTGAAAATACGGAAACGATCACACAAAGCCCTGTCGATAGTGCGCGTTGAAGAATACTCCAAACCTACATTCGCAGTAGCGATAAAACGAACCGAGGGATGAACCTCAACCATTCTACCCTCTTCTTTTTCATCAACACGGATATTCCGTCTAAAATCGAGAATGGGAAAAATGATATTGTAAGCATCATCAGAACCTCGGCTCAATTCATCAAGAACAATAAGAGTATTTGGCTCTTGAACCGCGCGAAGAAAATCGGCATCCTCAAAAGAAGTATTGCCATCTTTCAAAGTAAAATACCCTAGCAAAGATGAACGAGCATCTTGCGTAGAGCCACAGTTGATAACAACTGGATTCATTTCCAATTCTTCGGCAACATTGAAACAGAGAGTAGTTTTCCCCGCTCCCGTCGCACCCGTGATTAAACAGTTTTTTCCACACCCGACTAGGGTAGTGAGCATTTCTTTTTTAGTATTATTTATTACGAACATGGTGGTTTCCTCAAAAGGACACTACCATTATACCAAGAATCAGATAACAATTCAAGTCTAAACTTGGTAAAATGGCAAAAAAATTGGCTGGAAGCGTGAGCCTCCAGCCATAAAAAGAACATCTAAAAAATCAGTTCCCTTCGTGAAAGTAACGAATACGGCTGATCTTGAAAGTCTTGAACCTACCCTGCGAAGGGCGATAATTCTTCAACAAGTGAGATTCCTTTGCCGTAAGCGACCAGTTCTGGTTCTTGATTGTATTCCATTTCTCTCCGAGATTCTCAATCTGCTTTGGAGTCATGTCTGAAACATCGAACCCTCGCAAAATGCTTTGATTTTGAGAGGTAGTCATAACCATTCGGTTAGACTCAGAACCGTTCCGATAGCGGAAACTTTTGGGGGTGATGTGAGTAGTGGTCATAATTATTTTTTGAACTTGGAAAACAAAGGAGAGAAGAGTCTTTTGAAAAAATTCTCCAAAGTTCAATAAAAAGATTTTTTGAAATAAATTCAATGTGAATCGAAAAGTAAGTTGCGACTCAACCCTCCTTCACTATATCATAGCACCATTTTAGGGTATTTTAACCACCTATCTGGGAATTATTTTCGCAGATCATACTGCTATAATGGCAGGAACAGTCTAGGTGTATGCGTGTTTTTGGCTGAAATTTCTCAATAACAAGGCGTTGTTGAGACAACAAAAATCACTCATCAGGCGGGACGCAAAGGCTTTCCAAAATCTTGTCTAACTCCCCTTCAAGCCTGGAAATAGTTTCGGCTTCAGACGGCAGTTCTTTACCAAAGGAAACAAACGCTGGAATTTCCTTCACAAATAATTCATCTTTCTCAGAGAGATTAAATTCGGGGAAGGTGTGTTTTCCTTCGGAAACCAGGAGATTAGCGATAAAATCGGCATCCTTCCGGCTTTTATAAACTGAGAGGAGAGTTTCATCCCCTTTAGAATCTCCCCTTCCGGCTCTTTTTACCCACAAACCGAAAACAGACATCGAACTGGCGGCTTCTCCTTTTGACTTTTTTACACTCATCATTTTTTACTGTGTTTATTTGTGGACTCTCTAGGCGAGAGAGTATCCACAAGGGCGGAGGATAACACACTCCATATAAAAATTTTACTCCACCATGTCTCAAAAGAAACCCAACACATTCCAATCACACAAACCATGGAAGTTAAAGTTAACATCCCATGAAACGATTTATAGATACTGTATTTCATTGCTTTGACTTTTATAAAAAACGACTGCTTTGACTTTTCTAGAAATCACTTGCTTTGACTTTTATGAAAATGAGAAAAAGGGGGAGGATACTTCACTCCCCCATATCCTCTGAAATACCACTACTGAGGTTGAAGTTGCGGGGTGGGGTTGCCTTGAAGGATATGTTGTAACATCCCCATAAGCTGTGTACTCTGGAGAGTATATCCATCTTCCCGAAAAACACCCGGGTAAGATTCTTCTAGCACCGCTAAAACCTTTTTAATAGTCTCAATCATTTTTTCTTGTTCGTCCATAATACTAAATTCTTAATTTTTGTTTATTTTGAATGGATAGCAAATGACTTGTTATCCTACTTATTATAGACCAATACCCGGTATTTTTAAAAGAAAACACTATATAATATTACATGAATCATATCCAAGAAATTACTAAGACTTGCGAGTGGTTATCTTCTCTCTGTGAAGGGTCAGGGGGCATGAAAAGACTCAAAAGAAAAGAAAAGCATTTTACTAAAAAAGGCGCCAAGGCTTTAGCCCAAGAATTCGATTGGAATCGTCCAGGTGAAAACGTCCAAACCCAAACTAAGAGAATCGCCAAGGCAAGAGCGGAAAGAGATAGGGCTCAAAAAGAGGCCGTACGCATCGCTGGCCGACTAGGACGTAAGGAGGCTGAAGGGAAGGCGCGTAAAAAGACATCCTGGAAGAGAATAAAATCTAGCAAAAAGAAAGCTAAAGAGACTAGGCCACGTCACATGGGGCCACCAGTGAAGCCAGACACTAGAAGTAAGATAGAGAAAGCTGACGACGAATTTAAGGCAAGGGATCGCGCTGGATACTATGATAATTAGTAGTAGGGGGTAGGAAAAATGAGCGAAGACGGAAAAAAAATTATAGACGAGTTACGGAAAAATAAAATAAAAGCTGTAGACATGACAACACCTGAAACTTTAAACGTAGCAACAAATACTAAAGAAGCTATCGCTATAGAAACCACGAGAGGTAGACTGCGAGTTCAAGAGATTGTTGCACACGAGTCCTCTAAAGAAGTAGCAGGTAAGCACCTAGCAAAAGCAGGTGCAATCTATCTCCTTATCTTAGTGCTGGCTTTCATCGGGTCTGTAACAGTTCTACCAGCTGAATCTGTAGCTGTAGTTGCTGGTCTTATCACTCTAGTAGTAACCAACCTTTCCACCATTCTAAAGGGGATCGTTGAGACAAAAGAACAGAAAGATCCTATTGAGCTCATGTACGATATCGCGGAGAAAAATTCTGAGATATGCCAACAGGAACATGAAAAGATGGTGGAGTCCTCAGAGAGGTCTCAGAAAGCCCTTATAGACGCTTCTCAGACACAACAGGTGGAGCTAATAACTTCCTTTGAACGCGGGCAGAGTGAGATGGTAGCTATGCTAAAACAAGCGCAAGAGAAGCAACCCACGAGCCTAAGCATTCGTCCTGATGATGTTGTTATTAGGCAGGGAGACAACGTTGTTGAGACTTCCACAAGAAATGGTGACAAGTAGTCTTCCTGATGGTACACCCGTCAGGAGTCGAACCTGAAACCTACAGATTAGAAGTCTGTTGCTCTATCCAATTGAGCTACGGGTGCTAGTGTCTACTTGTCTTGGTAGTCTTGAATAGCGTTCTTGATAGCGTCTTCTGCTAGAACCGAGCAATGGATCTTTACTGGAGGGAGAGCCAACTCCTGCGCGATATCGCAATTCCTTATCTTCGTAGCTTCTTCAAGAGTTTTATTCTTGAGCCACTCAGTAGCTAAGCTAGAAGAAGCAATTGCACTGCCACAACCAAAAGTTTTGAACTTTGCGTCTACAATCGTGTCACCCTCAACTTTAATTTGTAGCTTCATAACATCACCGCATTCAGGAGCGCCTACAATACCTGTGCCTACATTTGCATCGTCCTTGTCCAGAGAACCTACGTTTCTTGGGTTTTGGTAATGATCCATAACTTTATCGCTATACGCCATCTTGCACCTCCGATAATTGTGCGTTGATTGTTATCCAAGGTTCTTCTGCCTCGTCCTCAGCTCTGATGGCATCCACAGGACACTCTGGTTCACAAGCAAAACAATCAATACATTCTTCAGCGTGAATGAACATGGGAAGGTTTTTGTACTTCTCCTGTGGTTTCACCTCATAAATACACTCTACAGGACACACCTGTACACAGGCAGAATCCTTAACTCCTACACACGCTTCTTGGATTACAAATGTCATACGCTGAAAGACTCCCCACACCCACAGGTACTAGTGGCATTCGGATTATCAAAATGAAAACCTTTGCCTTGAAGACCGTCAGTGTAGTTAAGTGTAGTTCCATTTATGTATAAGACGGATTTAGGGTCAGTAAAGATGCGAATACCATCTTGTTTCATTTCTATATCTCCTTTGTGTCGGCGTCCAAATTCTAAGTTGTAAGTATATCCGGAACACCCCCCACCCTTAACGCCTATGCGTACGCCAAAGTCGCCATCTAACTCTTTTAACATCAAGAGATATTTTAGCTCCTTTATGGCTCTTCCCGAAAGTTCTAGGTTCATCTGCATACTATTATCTAGTGGTAGGAGCGCCAGGATTTGAACCTGAGACCGTTCGCATATAAGGCGAATGCTCTAACCAAACTGAGCTACGCTCCCCTATTACATTATAGTGCTTTTATGCACAATTCTGTAGCATCAGTGGTTGGATAATCCGTAATCCCACCTTTCTCCACAATCAAAACATACCTGGATCTTCCAATCTTGCTCAAAACTCTTTTATAATCGTTAGTAGCTCTCACCATCAATTGAGCGTACCTGGCAGATCCCTTTTCCACCCCCTCTCTAATAATTTGTAGGTACGCTGGTATGTGTAGGTAAACCTCTTTGCTATCAACAACCGCAACTCTATCATTGCGGCTTGCGTCAAAAGAATTTATGTTACCATAGCGTACCTTATCAGAATCTATGTGGACACTTGCTAACGCCACTAACAACAACAAAATTAGAGGTACAAGTTTACTTACCATTATCAATTTGTTGCTCCTTTAACCACTGCACATCACGAGCAGTTTCAGCTACCTTAATTTTAATTTCGTTAACATCACGCAAAAGATTATCAAGAGCCGGGTACAGGGACTCTTCCTGTCTGCTAATACGTGTAAAGGCCTCATCTATCCTGGCATTAGCGTAACCAGCGGACACGGCTATTGCTAGCAGAGAAAGAGCCACAGGTACAACCATAGCGAAATAACTTATTTTTTTATCTTTTGTATTAGACATCGACTGTAGTATAAAAAACGGTACCAAAAAACGTAATGTGGTTGGCAGCTTCAGTAGTGGTTGCTTTTAAAGCTGTATTAGTAGTAAGCTGGATGGGGTATTTCAACGTCACTGAGTGATTTATAGTTGTCTCAGCCGCGACAGCCGCAACATATATCCTGCCGGTGGCGGAGTCATCCCCATCACTCAACACGGCATACCCATCAGTGGCAGCAGCAGCGCCAACAAGATTTGTTTGGTATCCCTGAATAAGCAGCGCTTTATTGGCTCCTGGAGCAGCTATTATAACTGAGTTACTGGTAGGAGCGCCTCCGGCGCCACTGAATGACCAGCTTGCATAGCTCATTGTATTGGCGTTTTCCTTCTCACCCACGGCGGATACGCACAATGCACTTGTGGATACAGAAGCTACTGAGCCCTCTATTCCCGAGTTAGTGAAGTCCCCTACACAAATTACCTGTCTGTAATCACCGGTCCCTGCACCTGGTCTGATAGCATCAACGGCGTATGCTTGATCGGATCCCGACACATTGATTACAGAATCAGACATTTTCTACGAAGCTTCCCTCATACGTTATATAGACGATTCTAGGGAAGAATCCTTCGGATATTCATACGCAACTTTAGCATCTGTTATGGAGGATGGAATCACTTCGGGATACTCTTGCGCAGCCAATTCATAGATACTTTTGCGGGTAGTTCCTACGTTGATTATTCCTGTTTTTTCTTGACAGACAGCGTCTATTATCAAAGGGGCAACAATATCTACCCAGTCTTTTGTTGTATAAGAATCGGTGAAAGCCACAGAATATTGATTCCTTCCAGGACCCCATGTCCCTCTTTTTGCGAAGCTGGTACGTACTATTAAATCCTTCTTTAAGTCGAAAAAAGACTCTCCAGCCAACTTGGAGAAACCATAAAAAGTTTTCGGGGCAGTGGCGTGCTTCTCCGTGTAGGATCCACTAACACACGCATACACATAGTCTGTAGAGATATAAACAGTTTTTACGGAATTCCTTTCTCCAGTAGCGTATGCGATGTTGGAACATCCTAAGATATTGGTCTCAATAACCTGCTTATGATATTTTTTAATTTCACACTTGGGTACATCCGTCCATGCTGCGCAGTGAATAACCAGATCATACTCCTGTTCTTCTACGCTTTCAACAACTGCTAATATGTCCGAAACATCTAGCTCCCTCTTGGTTGGGGCTGTAACTCTGGCTCCTGCAGCTTTTAGAATAGAGGTGAACTCAGTGCCCAGAGATCCTTTCCCACCAAGTAACAATATCTTCTTATTTTTTAGATTCATATTTCAAATAGACTGTGAGTCCAGGTGGAATTTGCTAGTTGCTTTGGCAAGAGATTCAAATGTTCCACAGTCTATCCAGGTCCCAAGTATTCTATGTACAGCCAACTTCCCTTCCATGAGGTATTTCTTGTTTATGTCGGTAACTTCCAGTTCCCCCCTCGCAGAAGGAGTTAATCCCTTAATCTTACTGAATACGGTGCTATCATAAAAATACAAGCCTATGACGGCATCTGTGGAGGGAGGGACCTCCGGTTTCTCCACAATATCTTCCACCACATCAGTTCCGGATACATACGAGACAACCCCGAATCTTTCAGGGTCTTCCACCGTCTTAGTAAATATTCTAGCTCCCGAGGAGTTCTCGAATTCCCTAACGTGCTTAGAGATGTCCTCAGAAATTATATTATCACCCAGAACGACTGCGCACTTGTCTGATCCTACAAAAGTCTCAGCCATTGATAGTGCATCCGCAATTCCAGACTCCCCATCCTGGTACGCGTAATGCAATTTGCTGAGTCCAAAGTCCTCACCGTTCCTAAGGACACGGATAAAATCACCCGCATGCGCCCCACCAGTTACAATCATAATATCACGTATGCCTGCGTCTACCATGAGTTGTATAGGATAATACACCATCGGCTTATCATAAACAGGTAACAGGTGCTTATTGGTCGCTCTTGTCAGCGGAGACAAACGACTACCTAGACCCCCAGCCAAAATAACAGCTTTCATAACATAAACTCCTTTCTAATTAAAGTCTACAATTTCGCTTATGTTCAAGAAATTTGTAAATCACCCTTAAAAAATGTCGCTTTAAACAAAGTCTTATCATCCCCCTCAAGAATCCTATCAGCGATCTTCAAGGTAACATTTTGTTTTATAAACCTTTTGATATTACGTGCACCATACTCTGCGGAATACCCACCTTCAAGTATATAACTAACAAGTCTTTTTGTAGTCTTTAATGGGAGATTTTTAAGGTTGAGACGAATTATCTTCTCAACTTCTTTCTCTTTCAAAGCATTGAAAAATATCACGTTATCTATGCGATTGATAAACTCCGGGGCAAACTCACTCTTGAAAGAATCACTTATATTTTCTCGCACCTCTTCGTAACTAACGATCTGGTGATTGAAGCCCACGAGTTTTTTACCAACCACGTCTCTAAGCCCTACATTACTCGTAAATACAAACAAAGAATCCCTAAAATCAAGCATCACACCATGACTATCAAATAATGTTCCGTCATCTAAAAGCCCTAACAACAGATTATGTAATTTATCACTAGCCTTCTCTATTTCATCAAACAAAATAACCCACCGCGAAGATTCGGCAGCTTTGTCAGACAAAATTCCTTTTTCGTTATAGCCTACGTACCCGGGTGGGCTTCCTATTAATTTAGCGTATTCATGTTGGTTAGAATACTCCCCGCAATTAATTTTCAACAGGCGATTATCATCCTTTAGATAGTGTTTTGCAATAAGTTTTCCCAGCTCTGTTTTCCCAACTCCAGTAGGACCTATGAAGAACATGGAAGAAAACGATTCAAACCCAGAATTAATAAGTTTAAATGTATCAAAGACGGCGCTTACGGCTTCTTTCTGCCCTATGAGTTCAGATTCGATTCCCTTTTTTATCTTGAGGAGATCTTTCATATCATAGGATTTTTTAGGAGAAATTTGTTTTTTCTCTACCTCGATATTATTAAAATGTTTACAAGCAAACTCCGCAGTTAACATGGGATAAGCTTCCGTAACCCCCTCATACAAAGACTCCATAAAGACTGAAGAACTTCCATGAGATTTCTGTAGCTCTTTATAGTTTACAACACTTTTGCCAACAACAAACTCATAAAAATCAGAAATTTTAAATGATGGGTTAGAAATCTTTGTATCGAGAATCTTAAAAATTGATTCAAGCTCCTCGTTTTCGAACTTTCGCACTTTTAGAAAGCAATCTAAAAGCTGAGAATATACAATATAATGATCACCTTTCATGGCAGTCATATCAAAGTACTTTTATTTAGTTTCTTTCGTGACGTTTGTAAAATCTTCGAAAGTAAGCTCCCCAACCAAGTCCCCTTTAGAACTCTTAGGATTTATTTTGTCTCTGTGCATAGCAAGTTTTACCATCAGATCCAAAAGTTTTACCTTCTTATCGTTAGCACCCATAGAAAGCTCTAAACACTTAACCATTTCAGATTTAGATTTATCATCAGCAGGATCGGAATCCACCCTATCCTTAAAATACTTGAAAGCTGCTAATGCTCTCTCACGATCCTCCATGCACTCCTTTATAATTTCTTTTCCAGTGAGCTGTATTCTCTGGGAAGAAAAGAAATGTCTCTTGGGCATGTATTTAGAAACCATCAGCCGAAAAGTCCTTTTTTCTTGGAAGCTTTTTTCTTGGCCGTTTTGCTCTCTACTTTGGCGTTTCTCTTTGCGTCAGGTTTCTGTTCCATCAGGAGATCCACTCCTCCATTATTTCTTAGCCACTCAGCGTACTGTGCTTGGATTTTATGGTCTACAACGTTAGGCGCTTTTCCCTGTCTCTTAAATTTATTAAATTGATTCTCTAGTAATCTTCTTCTTTGAATATTCATATCTATTTCCTCATAGAGGGAGTTCTCTCTTCAGCTGGGAGACTTTGTGAAGAGGTGCCCCCATGCTTAACCTTAGTTCTCTTGGAAAACTTCTTAATCTTATCCATGGGCGTGCCCAAGTCGAAACCTTTTACAACTTTATCCTTTGATTTACCACCCCACGTCCCACGAGTTATAACATAAATCCTATCTGACTGAGGGGTGGTAAAAATCAACCCATAATCCCCTGTGTTCAGAGCTATACTGATACTCTTGAAGGAAGGGATTTTAGATTTTTTAGCTTCTGTTTCTCCTTTCTTGGAGGGTGTGGCATGCTTGTATACAGAAAATTCCTCTCTAAGAACTTGAATTGCAGCCTCATCACTATAGCCAAAAAATCTTCCACGATTGGTCCGTAACTCCTTTTCTACAAATGCTTTAAACTCGGAGTCTTCAATATGCCCCCTATCCAATCTCTTGGAAAGAGGAGTCTCATGATTGCGAAATAGATCCATAATATATCTATATTATATACTATTCGCATCCCTCGATGGGAGGTTTATATTCAATAATTTCCACGTTGGCATGTTCTTTTAAAGCTTTCTTAGCCTTTCTCTCTGCCGTTTCCTTCGAAGAAGTAGAACATATGTGCATGAAAACATCCCTTTTGTCATCTTTCTCTGTGTCTCTGATGAAACGTGCCACCACGTTATAAGTAGAGGTAAAATATGCTCTTACGTTGGCGATTCCAGTTACTCCCCACAGCACCACATCAAAATCCTAAGTTATCTTCTATTTTATATGAGTCAGATGGAGCTAGTGGTGGAAGACCATCTCCCTTACTACTTTCTTTTTCATGTGACTGAGGAACAAAATCAGTAAGAAAAAAATTAATGACAGCTAAAATAACATATAAAGCTGGAGGCCCGAAAACCAACAAACACAATACATTAGCAAGTAATTCCATTTTTTTCTAATTTTTCAGCTATTACACAGTCCAAGTCAGAAGAGCGGTGTTTAGTTTTCCCATCCAAAGAATACCATCCTTTTGATGGTGATGAGGCTCTCCCATCCTTTACGAATGCCGAAGTTAAACCATATTCCTTGGTAAGACCATCATCATATAATAGTTGAAAATTACACTCCTGGAATGGCTTAGTTATTTTATTCTTTACAGCCTTTATATGACCTGTTATTCCCAAGGGATTTTTGAGCTTATCATAAATGACATCAGATTTTCCAGATGCGGTTTCCAGGGATGTTCCGCAGTAATACAGAAGAGCCTTGCCACCACCTGCACGAGTTCTTGGATCACCAAACATTATACCTATCTTACTTCTAACTTGGTTTACAATGAGAAGACCAGCTTTGTGTTTCCTCAATAATGGGTTTACTCTGCGCAAGCACTGTCCAGCAACTTTAGCTCTGAGAGCACCTCCCATCTCGGAATTTTTTCCAAAGTCTTCCTCCATCTCTTTTTTGGTTGGAGATGTTCCGATGGAATCATACCCAATCAGGATTGGAGTGTTGGCATCCTTAGCTCTAATGGCTAGAATGGAATTCTCAATGAAGCCAAAACAACCTTCCAATGACTCTGGCTGCGAGTATATTAATCTCGTCGAGTCTATGCCAAGTTTCTCGGCAAAAGAAGGAGAATAAGCATGCTCATTGTCTACCATAACAGTGTAGTATCCTTTAGCTTGAGCACCTATAAAAGCATGAGTCAAAAACACCGTCTTAGCGGTACTGCTTTCTCCATAGATTTCTGTAATTGAACCTATCGGATAACCTCCCATGTAATCGCCGGAAATAACCTTGTTCAAAGCATAAGACCCGGAATCCACAAACCCAAAGATCTGGCTCTCCTCAGAGAGCATGGAAGCTCCTTCTAATTCTCTACATATATCTTTTATTAGACTGTCCATACCTTATTATAGACTAAAAATTCAAAAGAAAGGGGCAGTAATCGAACTTTTCATCTCACTTTCTCTAACTTGCTCAGCTATCCATCTGTAAGTGATTTCTAAACCTTCCCGCATAGAATATTTTGGAGTCCATCCTAGCGAAGTGATTCTGTCGAAAGTTTCGTACCTTCCTATAACTCCCACAGGTCCATCCACGTGTATTGGCTCGATACTCTTTCCAGAGATATCGCCCAACAAATCTACAAGACCATTGACTGTGATAAGTTCATCCGTACCAATGTTAACAGGACCTTCCATAGTAGACTGGGTGAGCATATAAATAGCATCTACCATATCATCAACATAAATAAAATTTCTTATTGCGGTGCCGTCTCCCCACACTTCAATCTTGCCATTGTCTGTCTCTGCTACTTTACGAGAGAGGGCAGCGGGAGCTTTTTCTCTCCCCCCTTCCCAAGTTCCGTAGGGACCGTAGCAGTTTTGAAACCTTGCAATTTTAACATCCGTGTCGGAGTGTCTTCCAAGAGTAGATATAAGTCGCTCGGAGTAGAGTTTCTCCCATCCATACTCGTTATGCGGCATAGCTGGATAGGCATCATCCTCTGTGAGTCTGTCTTCGTTTAGTTCTTGCTCCCTGTACACGCAAGCCGAAGAGGAGTAGAAATATTTTTTTATGTTTCGCATGGTCAACTCCCTAACCATGTTAATATTGATAAGTGCATTATTAATCATGATATCGCACTCAGCCGAATGAATGAAACCCATCCCTCCCATGTCAGCAGCCAGCTGATAAACTTCGTCAAACTCTCCCTGTTCTCCATTTGGCAGACTGAGAGACACTTTGCAATCATGTCGCCAGCGTAAGTCTACTTTTAAAAATTCATCAGCTTGAGTTTCCCAATGTTCAGGTTCCTTGATATCCACACCTCGAACCCAATAACCTTCCCTTTTTAGTTTCCTTACAAGATGACTACCTATGAATCCTCCGGCGCCACACACTAACGCTTTCTTTTGTTTTACCATATTTATTCTCCTTTATTCTCGTAGGGGAAAAGATGAGATGGAGTCTCTTCTACTCCTAAAAATGGGCATAATTTTTCCCATCCTTCGCCTTCACAAATGTTGAGGTTTAAAAGATCTTCATCTCTACCCTCAAAATATTCCCTGACGTACCTGTCATGGTTTCTTATACGTTCAATAAATCTGTGTCTTGATGGGACTTCCGAAATAGAAGCTCCACTCCGCTTCCACATTTTATATTCACTAGTAGCTAAACCCTCATAGTCTCTCGTCGTCAATATAAATTTACTGTGTGGAAATTCTTTGTCCAGCTCCTTATATACAAACATCCATGGAGCGTCACAGAAGGCATCATACTCAGTAGCCCTTTCATATATCTCTAACAGGGAATCACTGTATTCCTCTTCAGACGGATACCAATTGTTATCTACGGCAGCCCAGAAGTTTGCATTAGTTCGATATCCCAGGATAGATAACGCCTCACCCAAACTCTTGGTGCCAGTCTTAAACATTCCTATACCAAAAATTTTCACAGGCTCGGGCTCTCTTTTAACTTAGCATAGCAAATCCATGTGTAGTTTTCATACCCCTCAAAAAAATCTTCCATGCTGGTTGATTTCTCTTCAAGAAGGGGTGGTTTAGTGGGGTATTCATCATCAGTCCAAACATCACCCCATCGGGTTTTATCACCCTTAACTACGGGAGGAAACTCATAATAGACATCCAAAAACTTCCTAGCAGTTTCTGCCTCATCTCCAGCGTTCTCCAAAACTGTCTTCAAGCTTACACAGTCCCCTTGGCTCCTGGGGTAGTTGTCTTCAAAAATGAGATGCTGGAATCCCCACTTCGTAGCCACTGAAAGTCTTTCCATTGCATTCTGATGGTCATCAAAGAAACACACCGTCTCACTATGGGGAAAAGGACTCCAGTCATATACACTGAAATCATGTGGCAAATACTGAGCTCTGGGAGATTTATACTTTATCCTATCCGGAGAGGGCTCAATACAAATTATAGAAGCGTCTGGTGCAGCTTGTTCAAAAAACCAAGTCCCCTGTCCATACCACACGCCACTCTCAATTATACATTTGGGCTTTAGATGTTTTAACATAAACCAAGCCCCAAACACCTGAGGAGCTTCCATCCCGCCTGCATTGTCCAGGATTGGTCTCTGTCGGAACAATTCCGCAAACTCAGAGAGACTTTCTTTCAAGTCCTCAACACTAAAATCAACATTTCCAATTTCTATAGGTTTCATTTTACCAATAACATCCATTCTCTACACTAAATCTACCCGTGGGAGACTCCCCTTCAGAGGGCCTTGTCCAACTTTCGTTGTAGAACTTAGAAATTACATCGTGCTCATCCCAGCGACCTCCTTTGATACCAAACAGAATTTGAAGGCTACCACCGAGATGAATAGAGGTTGCCCCTAGAGATTTCGCATAAGCTGTTAATGGCAATGACCACGCTCCTGCACCAATCAGGCATGCATCAAATACCTTGGAGTTCATTTTGTCTTTCAAGTCTTCCAAGCCATCCTCCCAAGTCTCTAGACCATTAGGAGAAATATACCAGGAGAGGGGGCATCTGATAGTCTCCAAATTAAAATCCGGGAGAAGATCCCGATCACTCCATAATCCTTTCCTATTCTTGTATTGGGACTCTATAGAACTTGCAAAAGGGGATACAACTAAGACATTTCTATCTTTGAGATGTTTAGTCCATGGAGAATCCCAGTAATAAGGCTCAAGGTCACGCAGGTTCACTGCAGATGATTCGGGCGACACACTTAATATTAAGTTCTTTTCTCGTTCGTCCAACCAACGAGCATAAACATCTATATTAGGCATTGATTCTAAATACACCTCACAAAATCTAGACAAGGAATTATCAGTAGGGGGAAAAACACCTGCGACGACAAAAATATCATGAAGATCTCCCTCCGATAAAGAAGTCTTCTGCATATAAGAGTCGATAGCTTTCAACTCAGAAAACCCTATCTTTGCCACTGCAGCTGCATCTCCAGCTTCAAAAATCTTGTTTATAAGGTGGCTTTCCATTCTGACCAGCTTCGTATATAATCTTTCTCGGAAAACTCCGTAGAACATAAAACCAAAAGCACGGAGCCCTCGGTTAAAAATGTTTGGCTGTCCCAGTTCATCGGAGATACCTCTACGCTCTCCCCAGCTCTTATCTCTTTAGACATCAATGACTTAGGACTTGTATAAATTTCCACGCTAATCCTCCCTCTTAAACATACAAGAAGCTGAGTTGTGGTCTTATGTGCATGACCTCCTCTCGTCACCCCTGTAGGAACGTCTGAGACAACAAAGATTCGTTTTGGGTCAAAGCTTACGCTGTCAAAGTCCAATGACCTTAGAACTCCTCTGTGATCCAAAAATTCGTTAAGACGCACCTTCCCACTCCTTAACCAATCCTATTATATAATCCTCATCTTCCACCGACAGCTTGTGGTGGAACGGAATTGAGACAGTTCTATGGGCTGCAAACTTGGAGAGAATAAATTCCTTACCAGTAGGTTCCCTTTGAAAGGGGACATACACAGGATGATCATCCAAATTATGATAATGAATTCCACACACCACCCCATTATCTTTCATGTGCTTAATAAATCCCTTATTATCATTAACACCTATTCTATAAAGATGGTAGCTAGGAGTATCTATAGCGAGGGAACTATTGAGTTCTAGTTCCTTACTGTACCTATCCCTAATTTCATCCAACCTGGCGTACCTGGAATCCAAAGACTTTAAACTCTTCCTGGCAGCATAGGCCTGTATAGAGGACAGATATCCTTTCCAACCTGGAAATCTAATTTCACGATCCCAACTATTTTTAGAATACCCCATCCCATACATGGCGCATGATTTAAGAGTTTTGTACACCTGTTCATCATCAGTAACAACCATCCCTCCGTCAACACCACCCACAGGCTTAGTAGGATAGAAACTAAAAATCATAACATCCTGACCAAAACAAGACTGACCATACTGATCTCTCGTTACCTGTTGAGCAGAGTCGAATATAGACATGGGGTGCCCATTCCAGTTTGTTTTGTGTAAAAGATATTTCCCACCGACCCAAGATATATTATCGTAGAAACTAAGGGCTCTTCTGGCGTGGATGATGGCATTGGGTACAACTGGGGGGATAATGCTAGGAATTTTTACAGTTTCACTTGCATGAGTAAATTTTTCCAACAGTATCGAAATAGCAATGGAGGCACTGGAGAATCCACAAGCGTACTTTGCCCCTACAAAATCAGCAAATTCTCTCTCGAATTCTTCTACTATAGGATCGTGTAGAACATGCTTAAACATGGCTGTGTCTACCTTGACAGGTTCTATTTCAAACAGATTTATCATATTCATCTCCGCACCAATAGAACAGTAGCCGCATTCAAATCTCCAGTTATTTTAAGGTCATAGCCCTGCTTATCCCCTATCAAAGTAAGATTATCTACGTTATGTTTAAATTTATACGTGGTAATTTCCCCGTAGGCTCCGTGAAACAGCGAAGACGATGATAACTCTTCCCACAGAAAAACCCTTCCTAATATAACGTACTTGAACCCTAGACTCAGCAGAAACTCGTATGCTTCATCTCCGTCTGGAAGTACGTCCAAGAGTGCTCCAGCATGTAGCAACTCGTATTTCTTTGCGTCCTCCTTCGTTAAGTTTTTGTAGTCACCCTGGTAAAAATGATCCCCCCACTTTTCCTTGGCTATCTTGACAGCTTCTTCAGAGTAATCCATGCCGGTATACTTAAGCCGGGAGAAATGTCGAGAACACAACTTTTTGTAAGATCCAACCCCGCATCCGATATCGAGCACAGAGCTCACATCCATACGGATAACCGTGGATATAAATATCTTCCAGTGTTCCGGATACCGATAGTCCAACTCCTCAAGATTAAGCTCGAGTTGTTTTTCAGAAACCCTCTTATTTTTCCATGAATTTATGTACTTCATTTTCTACTCACCTTAACCTTTTATCCGTCAACTGCTCAAGCAAATAAAACTTGGACCCTTCCATTACATCTTTATTCTTATTAGATGAATTATGCCAGTGCCAGGCAAAAGAATCCAGGAATAGATTCTTTTCATCTCGCAGCGGTATGCTAAACCAGCAATCCTCAACTTCCGTAGCCAATGCCTTGTCAGTCTTGCTAATAAGCCATTCAGTATTAAAAAAAGGAGAAGGGAAAATGGTAAAACAATCTGGATTCTTTCTATAAACTTTAGCCATCATATCTTCATCAAAACAGGTGGACATAGGACGGATGGGAGTAGACAACAAAGTCTCTATACAATCTTCGATATACTGCTCTCCTCTGTTCGCTCCCAATAAGGCTGCACATGGTCCGTGACAGTCTCCAGAAAATTCATTCTCTTTACCGAAATCAACTGATGAACCCCACTGGTATGCAAAATTTCTTCCTAGAAGAGGTTTAAAATCTCTCAACAATACCATATCCATATCGTAATAAATACCCCCAAACTTATACAAGACTAGGAATCTCATAATTCCGCTACTCATCCAATGTCTGTCATCATCCTGTGGGTTTAGGTATTCATGCCTAGACTCTAGGGGAGTCCCTTTAGCGAGTTCCGTAGAGTTGTATACTCGGAAATCTACAGCATCTTTGTAAGGTTGAATATTTTCCTGATCAGAAATATCATAATCAGACCAAACGATAAGTTTAGTTTTCTCCAGGTTCTGAGTAGCCACATACGATTTTATAGCCATCAACTCCTTGGGGGTTCTGACCTCTGTGTAGACATGAAAATACGTGATGCCTTCAGGGTACGAAAAATCTTCATCCTTAACATCTGCAAGGAACTCTTGGCACTTCTTGTAATCTACGTATAGATCAGGATTGTTGCGCAGTGTAATATTTAAGTTCATGTTGTACTCTATTTTCAAGTTCGGTCAGGGAAGCAGTAATAGGCTCTGGATGATCCCCAACAAAAAATTTAGTATACGAGTCATCTCTTGAAATGAATTCGTGAACACCACGCCATGATTTTTCAACGTTCATCCTTGTTACAGAATCTCCGGTGATCCATGGCAGGTAAATCTCATTAAAATAATTTGGATGACAATTGTACCTGTTAACCTTCTCCTTGTAATATTCTAATTTGTTCTTAACTTGGGTGGGAAATACGTACGAGTAGTGATACATTCTGACACCGTGCTTGTCCCAGAGTGTGTCACTGTCTAAATGTTTTTTAGGGAGCGTAACGACATCGGACGGAGCTATTATAGTTGGAGGCCTATGGGTCTCCCATGTACAGCCTGGGTACACTTTGAAAATCCTTAGGAAGTTATCTACGTTCTCCTCAAACCCACCGATGTAACTGGTAAAACCCCCATAAAATGAACAACTCTGAACTCCAACGGACGTATACTTTTCCCTCTCCAGCAATTCAATTATCTTCTCTATATCTTCAGACTTGTATACCTCGTCAGAATCTAGGTTCCAGATGTAGTCAATATCTTTATCGAGGAACTTCATATATGCCCTACATTGATCATCCTTCCCTTCGAACTGCCCATGAACAATTTTAATTTTGTTGTCAGGGTCCGGAAAACTCTCTAGTATATCATTCGTAGAATCAGTAGACGTAGTCCTACCCTGCTCTTGCCAGTACTTGACGGGACCCTCAGCAATCAATATTTGGGAAGCAAAAGGATATACTGATTCCAGGGACTGTCTCAAGACGTAATCCCCTTCAAATACAATCATTCCAAATGCAATTTTCATAGGTTATACTCATCGTCTATTTTAAAGAGTCTGTCTGCATACTGATGGTAAAGCAAACTAACTTCTGGGATAGAGAAGACTCCATCATTAAGTGTATGCACTGAAAATCTTGGATCACTTACAGGAGTTACCTCTTTGGTTTTATAATCAATCTGTATCCTAGCAAAATGTACAAATACTAGTGGTTGGAGAACTCCCCCCCACAGGACATCTCCACTTCGCAAGTAGTCTGCCCATCCATATAACCTGTAAGTCCATGGCGCTCCATATGAAAAATTCTCATCTACAAACTTGATGTTTCCTTTACCAGCCACATCTGGAAAAGCATCTAAGAATTTCTGATCCCCACACGTGGCGAGGTGCAGAGGTTCCCTTTTCAACACACAATCTTTCCACCACCCTAAAGTCTTCTTCCCTACTTCGTCATTCCTAAATGAGACAACACCCACATTATACCCACCGTCAGGGTGCCCCTCTAAGATGTGCCTGTGTCTTAGGATTCCGACTGATTTTTCCAGACATTCTTCAAAAAATCTTCTGCTGTCTGACAAGAACCAGATGTCAGAATCGATATAGATTATATGGGGAATATCTACAGAGCCAAGAAGGTGATTCGAGAACCATGAAGCCAGTGTCCAGCAGTACTCATTGTACGGGCGTGTAATCTTTGCATCCAGTAGCTCCTCATGAGAATTCTCTAAGTCTTTGATATCATATGGAATAGCCTGAGAAGAAACTCCATTCATAACCTCAAATGACTTGTCATCTAAGCACAAACAATGGAATTCAAAATCATTTCCGTATGTGAATCTCAAAGATTCCAACAATGCTATGCCGTAGTGTAAGTAATTTCTATCAAATACAGAGGATATGTAAATCATGTCTTGAGAGCCTTATTATTGAATTCCTTCATTAATGGCTTCATCAAGGCCCCTTGGAAGTGTATGGTTGCAAAAGGAACACGAGGTCCTGCAACTTGCCTACACCAGGGAAGCCCGTCTAAGAAAAATATATTTTTCTTCCCATTGACCATTTCAAAATCTCCTTCCTCACAGCGTAAATGATGATCAAAAAACGGTAATGGCGACAGACCGCTGCCCTCCATAACAACAGAGACTTCACCAATAGTTGGAGCATTCTGATTTGCATACTCTCCTAGCAAAGTCATATCACAAACTCCTCCCTGTACTTGGTGCTTTTGCCTAAGCTCATAAATTGTACAAAAAAGCTCATACAAATATCCACGTTCAGAATACACATTGAACATGAAATCACAAAATTTCTTAAGACCATTACGAGTAAAAAACCCAGTATGCCCACTCACACGTCCACTCAAGGTCATTTCAAATTGCTTAAACCTATGATACTCCTCATTGACGTCAACAAACACCAAGACATCACTGTCACAGTGAAAACAAACATCAATGTCGTGTTTCTCCATGAAATCATGTATTACAAACCATCTCTTAAAACACAAAAGCTCCATCCACTCGGGATTGAAATTTAGGTGTGTATACACTTCCGCAAACTTATTCGCTCTATATGAATAATCAGACATCATGTGATGCTCTGCACCACACTGCAAGTTACCTTCGTCTCCCAGTACAATGGTACGATTTTTAAAATTAGAACGCTCTACAGCGACATTAAGATGTTCACTGTATTGTATAGTCTTTTCTGTCATTATCACAGGTATCATTTGTGCATCTCACGAATTTCTATATCTTGCTTCAAGTGCTCATCAAATCTAGATGTGTCAGTACTTACTCCTGTAGGATTGAAATAGTAACTTCCTATAGGTTCCTTAACTTTCATGAACCTGAAACCTTTCTTGGACATCCTTAGCCACATTTCATAATCCCCCGATATGGTATATTTAGGATTAAATTTTCCTGCCTTTACCAAAGAATCCCTCTTTACTAGGGGGAAAGGACCACACAAACACTGTCCTAGCATGTTTTCATGCGAGTACTCAGGCCAGTCGTACAACTGAACAATATTAGAATGATCTTTATCATCAGTAACTAAACACCTGGAGTAAAAAACATCAATATCAGGGCGTGTTACTGCATATCCAAGCATAGTGGTCAACGCGCCAGGAAAAAGTCTGTCATCCGTATTTACATTCATTACATATGGAGTTCTAGTTTCCTCTAGAGCACCATTCCACGCATCATAAACCCCTATACGAGATTTGTAATCTCTGAAGATAACATTGATCCCCTCTCTAAATTTATAATTTTTAAAAAACTCACGTGACCCATCCTCAGAATTTGCATCGCAAACTACAAGATCAAACTCAGACAACATTTGAGAATTGACTGCATCACAGTACCCTTCAACCCACTCCATTGAGTTGTAACTAGAGCATAAGATAGTTACGAGATTCCCAGACATTTCATCCACGCCTCGAATATATCATCATTGGTCATCTCATAACGTGTAGAGGATATATTTAGATTTTTCTCATCGGAAAAAGGATTAGCAGATTCGCTCCCGCAGTACTCAGTTCCAGTCATTTCACACTCGGGCACTATAAAATTAAAAGTTTCGCTGCGAGAAGAATGAAATACCTTGGTAACGGAATCATACATTTTCTGCTTATCATCTTCATGACCCATCATAGTGACGAGACCCTCATCTACGTAGGGTTTAACAAGTGCGTTAAAATACATCTCATCACTGATAAACCCATACAACAAAATATCTTCATAACCCTCCTCCAAAGCCTTTCTAATAGAGACATGCACTCTCTTATTCTTGTCTATGCTTCCTATAATTCCAGCCACTTTCTTAGGCTTCCTCTTGCTGTGCTCTAATTTTGAGACAACATTTGGAATAATAAAACCAGGCTCCCTGTGCCATTTCTTCTGGTGTTCGGAAACAAAATGAATATCGTCCCAAAATCTGGGTATGGAAGAAATGGGAAATAAAGCTTTCTCATGGCATGTCAAGATAACCTTTCTAGAAGCAGTAGGCCGACTAGGAAACTTAAGATAGTGCAGGAGAAGAATTTCTCCTTCCTCATTTACAGCTGTATTCTGTGAGTTGAGAATATCCCCATTGCATTTGTCTAGATGCCATGCCTCAGGACCGTAAAAAGTACAATCCAGTCCCCTCTCATTAAAAAGGTTACATAAATTAACATTAGCAACCGTGGAACCCCCTGCATTTGTGAATCCAGAAATAATTTTAATTTTACTTTTTTGCATCTAATAGTTTCCTGTATAACTTAAGCCTCTCACCTATATGGGAGTTAATATTAAAGCGTTCATCTGTTAAAAGTTTCAAATTATTCCCCAACTCCACGCGATGCTTTTTATCTTTGATAAGGCGAGACAAAACATTAACCCACTCACTCTTCGGATTATCTTTATCAATGAGATACCCCGTAACTCCATTTTCAATTATCTCATCATAGCATCCGCAGTTAGTGGCCACTAGTGGTATACCGTATCTACCCGCTTCCATAGCCTTAATCTCCGATTTAGAGTCATTGAAATTATTCCACTCCAGAGGAGCTATAGAAATGTCTATAGTTCTGTACATAGCTCCGTACATATGAGATGGTGCAGCAGGAAAAACAAATGTATTCCTATGTTTGACCCCCCTTGTCAAGAGACGTTCGTAAGAATCCCACACATCTTGTTGCCAGTCTCGTTTCTGTTCCGGAGCCAGGGTTGGTCTCCCGTAGAACCCCCATTGAACTCTCTCTGCACCTACTTTTGAATTTACTCCCATGGCTATGGTAGGAATTTGTTTTACATCCTGCTCGTGATGGATGCCTCCTACCCACCCAACCCTACACACTTTTTTCGGCGCTTTTACTCTAGGAAAGTTCCAACACGGGAGGTCATGATCAATTGCATTTTTGATCACACATAAACACCCTCTCACGAACGGAGCGACCCTCTGCGCAAATTTACCTTGTGTAACAGAGACTAGATCTGCATTGTGATATAGAACCTTCGTAAGCTCATCCAGACGTTGTTCCTTATACACACCTTCTAAGCGATGACCCGCATATAAATCCGTCAAAAGGTCATCAGTATCGTAATGAATGAATTTATTTTTCTCCTTACATTTCTTAAAGAGGTCTATCATATACTGAGGACCATAGTTAGCGATATTCTGAGTGAACATGATATCTGCCCAATCCAAATCCTCATATTCTACTTCTTCTTTGGGTGGTTGCCTAGTATCCTCATCCCATTTTAAAGGATTAAAATTAAACCTAATTTCTACATCGTCTGGAAATTTCTCTGCCAACTTATCCATTGGCATGATAATTCTATAGTAGCTACATCCACCCGTATTAGCAGGAAACGCAAGTATCTTAAGCTTGCGTTTCCTGCTATCGTCATTAGACTCATCAACCATTCCCTAACCCTTTCAGATGAGATAGATAGTCTCCCTCATCATCACTGTCTTCTTTGGGCATTGGGTCGGGTGTATTTGTAGAATCTCTCTCTCCGATAATGCTAAGAGCCATCTTCTTCAAATCCTCATATGAGGCTACTCTAACCAAACCATGGATATCGTGTAGTTCGTCGAACCATTGAGCTATTTCCTGGGCAGAACCAGCCGGAGATCTCTTGGGCTTTGGAGAAGACTTATCATAATTAGGCCATTGACCTTGGATATCCTTAACGATTTTGAAATCATGTCCCTCTTTAACGTCGGTGATATCTCCGTAATCTTCGTCAAAGAAGCAGTCTAAAATCTTACTGAAAAGTTTCACTCCCATGGAAAGGATCTTGACATCTCCCGTATCTCGTTCAACGGCGTTAATGTAAAAACGCTTACTGGATTTAATTTGTCTTGCAATATTTTGATTCTCGTCCACTTTGGTATTCCAAAGTTGGTAGCTGAGATCACACAGTGGACAATCATTACCTTTCACACGCGGACAATGGTGATTCCTGCCATCAATACGATGGATGGCAGTCTCTGCATAAAAATCTTCGTCTTCGGATTTAGAAGGAAGGATACGAACTACAGTCGTACCCTCTTTCATCATCAAAAACTTTTTGAGAAAATCGCTGGTATCGTTGTCCGATTTAGTGCGATTAATTTGTTCATATTTTTTTCTAAGTTGGTCTAAGTTTACCATGTTAATTTACAGTTAAAAATTTAAGGGGGACAGAAATCTGTCCCCCTTATTATAGTACTAATTAATAGTTTTTTTAACTATAATCATGACGGGTAACATCATAATGCGTCAAGGCAACAATGGCTCCGTCTGTGGTAATACCCTTAAGTTTAAAATCCCAAAGTCTGCCATCCCTCAATCTCGATCCACAACTATCTGTAAACACTCGTGCGTCCACTGGGTAATCTTGTGACGTACTGTAAGCACCAGATCTCTCCAACTCGGGATCGTAAAAATCAATTCCGGCGCACTCACCAAGGAATGTAGTAAGACTACCCTGGTTTCCCCATCCTATCCATTTTTTATGCCTATTCATAAACATAGTCTGACCTGTCCCAACTGGGTAGCTATCGACTATTTGATAAGTAAACCCCCTAAAACAATTTTCTGTATAGTCTACATCACCAGCCCTTGCTAAACGACGTTGATAAAACGGTTGACTTGTGGAAATATTACCTCCGGGTCCCATATTTCCCGCAGAGACACTTCCGTACGATACACCTTGGTAATCCTTTTCATTAGCGTCTAGCTGAAATTTTTGGGGTTGTATGTATGGCCCACCAAAAACATATTTAACAACAGTCCCTGTACATCTTCCAATAACACTGGCAAGAACGAAAGTACCTCCGATGTTACCAACCTTTCCTAAGGCTGACGTATCAACAGAACTCAAAGTAACGTCTCTATTAGGAAGCGTATCGCGTTGAGATATTGGAACTCGTGCATAGTAGATACTCATTGTCTGGTCTTCAATAAACCAGGGACCCGAGGTATTTACACCAGTAGGAGAGAGTCCAGAAACACTGGAAACGGGGGAGATCCCACTAGTCCACCAACCATCACCACCTCCACCAGAGAGATTCCAATTTGAAAAAGAAGAATTAACAACAGGTACAAGTCCAGGCATAATTTATAAAATTGAGGCTAGAGGAAGAATCGGCCTACAACCAATCCAGAGAGCCCTGCGAAAAGCCACTTCCAGTTACTTAAAATTGATCGATTTAATTGAGCTACTATACTCTTCCACATTTCATTATTATATAGTAATCAACCTAAATCAGAAATCATTTTTATCTCTGCTCGTTTATTCGCAGACATCTGAACCAACATGTCTTTCTGGTGATCTAGGGAAGTTACAATGTTTTTAGCCAGATTATATCTATGCTGAGCATTCAACAC